CCCAAAAATTTGAACCAATTGATTAAGTTAGCAGTAGCAAACATTTTAGTATATGTACCTACTGGTAAAACTGTTCTCGCTAACTCTCGTGGACAACCCTTATCAATCAAACTATTATATAATGCAAAAGATGATTCGTTTGAACTTCGCATACATTCTTGCATAACTTCTGCCATTGGATGCACTTCATCTGTTCGCATTTGTTTGTTATCTTTTGACTGCGTAGTAATCTGTGAGGCTTCTGGAATATAATATTCCTCTGGAAGCTGTGCATATCTTGCACTAATCTCGTTATATGATTGCGTTCGGTGCCTATGCCATTGACGCACTACAAATATTGGCGCCTTTATTTGAAACGTTGCAACAACAGATTCGAATGGTGTATTATGATCATTTTTCATTAGGTAGTTTATTAAACGCTCATCGGTACTTTTACCTTTACCGTCATAACTCACTCGTGCACTTCTAACTACACTTAAGTCATTACCTAACGAATCTACTAAAATTAACTCACCGTGATCTAAAATTTTGTGTACTTTATTCATTGATTTTTATTATCGGTACCTAGCAATTGCCTTTCTATTTTTAAAAAGTATTGTATAACTTCTAATTCATGTTCATCTAATGGTAAAATTTGCGGGTAGGTGTCTATCATTTCGAAAAATCTTACCATCTCTAACTCTACCATTCCATATTTCTTAATCCTTGAATGAAAGAATATAAGTTTATTATTTATTCTTATCTCATAGGAATCCATTCCTAATCTATTTAACGTATCCCCTTGTACGATATCACCTTCATTATATTGTATTATTGTACAATTGCCATTTTCACATATTTCTCTTAATAAAAAGCTGAAAATTTGGTGGACTTGGTTCAATAATATTTTCGCATTTATATCACCTATATCATTGTCCATTAGGACGCCTCTTCAAATTGTTCAAGATTTTTCATAAAATATTTCAAATAATCAGGGTCCTTCTCCAAATATAAATTCATTAAACAGCCCATTGGTAAATCTGATTCCTGTGATTTGATAGCATAAAATTTACGTTCTAAATCTTTATTATCAGCATAGAAATTTTCACATCTGGATACTGTATTATTAATTATATCCTTAATATTTTCAGATTTAGTAATCAACAATTCATAAAACGCTGGGTCTGCTTCAAGGTCTTTACATTTCAATAAATCGTCAATATTACCAGAATAAATTATAGCCAATAATTTCTTAGTACTGTTTATATCATTTTTCGCTCTATGAGCATCCAAATAACGATTCGTTTTAAGCTTAAAACGATGTTGATGACAATCTGATACCATAACATAACCCTCATGAAGAGTTTCATTATCGTCATATACCATGTCAACCCAATCATCTATGATTCCAGAATGGACTCTTCCAATATGTTCAGATTCGCCAGCATATTCGCCAGTTTCATTTGTAATTATATTCAATGCCATTAATTTTTCTTCGGCATATGGAACAACGATTAAATTATCTGGTGAAACGTATTCGAAGTTTAAAGTAATATCACCGAGATACTCTGAAGGTGGAACTTCTGCATCTGACATCATTTCACGAAACACTCGCGTTGCGGCTATTGCTTGGCTAGACTCCAAAGAAAATTTACTTTTTAAATAGTACTGACCATTAGAATGTAAGTATGTTGAAACTAAAGAACCGTCATGCTTTACAGCCTGATTCCAATACTCGGTTTCAGGCAAGTCTGTTAAATTATTATACCATTCATGATAATTAAAAAATTTTTCCATTGGGCGAGAGGCCACTTTACCAGTTCGCAAATTAAACATGGTTCCACGACACCAACGTAAAGCATCATGCTCCATAAAGTCACGAAATGACGCTAGACGATAATTAAATATTCTATAAGAATCACCACCTTCGGGATGAGTGAAATCTTTATAATAAAACGTGTCCTTATCCTGTTGGTCTACCAACTCGGTTAGGAAATCTAATTCTAAAAACATATCGGTTACTCATTGTAAAATTTAGTTACCTGTTCCATGGTATTAGCATAAACAGACGAATTTACCAAAGTTGAATAATTGTAAAGAAAGGTTGTTGCCTGTTCTTCACCCTTCATATATGCCTCTAATGAATCGTAATTAGATAAACACTGCTCTGATGTCAAATAAAAATTTAAGTAGTGTATGTGGTATCTAACTTCATCATCATCATAGACAATTTCAAAAAATGTCTTACCCAATTTCATAGCACAATACTCGCTTAAGTTTAGGGTCTGCCATCTCATAAAGTTTACTGGTTACTTCAATAAAAATATATGAATACGTGGATACAAAAGCTTCTTTGCCAAATAAAGAGGTAAAAGGAACTGCTATATCACGTCCTTTATCATAAAGGAAATTAAATATATTTGGATATTGTATCCTAGCCAGTGTTGAATAGTCAAGAAGTTTATGGTTATATTTGGTAATTTCTAATTCAGTTTCCTTTAACACCTTGCCCAAATAATGTAACGATAATATTGCTGCATATTCACTTACGTTATTCTCTTGCTCCAAAAGTTTATTAAAATTTTCATCTACTACATCATAAAATGATGCGGAAATTAAATTTCTAATACCTTCACCAAAATCGGGAAAATTATTTTTAAGGTTATAAAAATCCCTAAAATGAGAATTTTCAATCTGGTAAATTTCATCGGTTCCATCAAATAAAATAAGTATACCCTGATCTGCCAGAACGTTAGCTTTATCCAATGCAGTAGTTGGATTGATTAATAATTCTACTGGTATTTGAATATGTAATTCATTATCGAAATCAGTTTTTATCGTGTCATCAAAATCTTGATAATACATAAAATATAGACCTGTTGGCCTTTCGAAAGAAAAGTACTCTACCTCTTCATGATTATACATAAAGTGATAATATCCTGCTTCTTCGAATTTACCAAGATTGGCTTTTAACTTCTCTATAGCTGGTAGAAGCATAGACTTTTGATGATTTATTGTAAAATTATCAAGGTCTATACCATGTTCATCATAAAAAAAGAATTTTCCATTAGGCGTTTTATGTAACGTTAATGGAGTATAATCTAATTTAAGAATGCATGTATGCGGTCTATTGAAAAAGTCTTTATTTAAGTTTTCTTCATCACATAAATTCTTCATTCTATCTATTACCAAACTCGTATTGCGGCGTCAATGTCCAATTATTCTTATCCCTGTAAGGGACAACTTTAATAAATGTATCTTCAGTTTGCTCTACTTTACTTATATTTACAATATCTGCTAGTCCCCATTGTTGGACTAACTTTGCTACCTTATTTTGTATTTCTAAATCTTCAACATCAAAACAGTGTGATGTATTACCATCTAATGCCAATAAACCTTTAAAATGAATAATATAATAGCGCCCGCGTTTATGTAAAATATGACACACTTGCAACAATTCTTTATTTTTATTCGTATGGCCTATTCTAGTTAGAGTTTCTACTATCTTTAAAAAATCATCCCTTTGCTTTAATGTTACTTCAACTGCATCGTCTAACGACCATGATACCGTAGGAGTATTATTTCCTATCATGTTTAACCAAACCTTTATTGTCTCTTATTGTTTTTGTTTGTTCTATAAAGTGTTTGGGAAATTCGCCAAACTCATTATAAATTATATCTCTGTATAATTTAGCTTCCCTATTAGAAAGTTTAAACAAAAACTTAAGAGCCTCAATTTCTTGATTGGCTTCAGCCTTATGAGTTTTAATATATCTTCGCTTCTTTCTAATAGCGTTCATTAAGTATTTATACTGATGAACTTTCGGCATATTAGGTCTCTGATTCATTTCAGATACAAAGAAAATACAATCTCTAGAAAAACTCAAAATTCTATTGATTATATACGGTTGATAGGCCTTCTCATAATCAGGATCGTCAATCAAGCATTTTTTATGTTCGTTAATATCATTTAAGAAATCAAACAAATGAGGTGCTTTATTTTCTGATAATTGTAATTTTAAATTCTCTTCTAGTAAGAAGACATTAACTTCATTCAAATTATCAGAAAGGTTTAAATCTTCTGGCCTTACTTCAAGCTTAGAATCCTCATCGCGTACACATTTAATTTTATTTTTTGATTTCTTAACTAACTTAAACGGCATGTAAGCTTATAATATTGTGAGGAAGTACATAATATTTCGGTTCGTCATCTCCCGTTAAACAGGGAAGTAAATCAACGGTTATCCAAAAACCTTCTTGTATAGCTGCTGAGACAAATTCAGAAAACAGTACATCCTCATTGAATGTCAATAGTAATACATCATCATCTACAACCACTTTATATTTTATTTCTAAATTCATAATAATATTGTAAACCTATCTTTCATTTTAATTATCGTTTCGGAGGGAACATTATGTACCGAATCATTACCATGGCGATTCTCTACAACTAACGTAGTTACTCCTGCATTATACTTTTCAGCTAATTGTAAATAAGGCTTCAGTTCTTTCTGGGTAGTAAAAGTATTATGTACTACAACAGTGACCGTATTATACTCTCGTAAATAATTTTCTGTTGTTGATTTACATTGACCATGAGCCGCACCTAATAGATTTGCATCAAACCTATACTCACCATATTCATCGTAAAAGAAATCATCAGCTGATACTGGGTACGTATATGGTAAATGTGCTAGGGTGTTTGCGAACGTAGTCTTCCCAGAACCGGGAAGACCGCGAACCAAAATTAAATTTTTATCTTTATTCATCTATAAAATTACATGTTGCAATTATCGTAGAAAAAAGAGCAGCTAAATGTATCTCATCTAACGCAACAGTTTCATACCTTACCGCATAATCCGAAAGATATTCACTAAAAGCCATCTGGTCTTTACCAAATACTAATTTAGATTCATTCTTTGATAATACTGCAAGTATATTATAAAACCCTAACGTATAATTTTCAGCTGTCCAATTCCGTAACTTAGTCCATTCCTTATTTCTCAATAAAGAAAGCATCTCAGAGTAATCATCTTCGTTCTCTTCAACTTTCTGTATTTTACCAAGCTTTGATAACTTTTGCAATAGAGCTATTATCGCCCTGAATTCGGGGTAGTTGATGGATATAATTTTCGCCAAGGCAATTTTATCATATTCCACCCCCTCGGCACTCAAGATAAATTCTGCTCGCTTCATCATCTGTACCATCAAATCCTTTTTATCATTTGGATTGAAGTCGAAGTTTATTGGCGCTAATCTACTTTGTATTGGTCTTTGTATTTTATTCAGCTGATTGCAAGTAAAAATAAATGTGCAATTTGAAGAATACTTTTCTATAAATCCCTTGAAAGCGTTTTGAGCTTGATGCGTAATACCATCTGCTTCATCAATAATCACACATTTTCTATCACCGTCAATACTCTCAGTTGATGCATGACTTTGTATTTTACCGCGCAGGGCATCGATGCCATTTTCATCAGAACCATTTACTTCTATGTAATCATATCCCAATGCTTCACAAAGTATTCTTGCGACTGTGGTTTTACCAACGCCGGGGCACCTAGAATATAATAATAAATCTGGTATCTTTCCATCTTCCAAAAACTGTTCAAACATAGCCCTAAAATGTTTAGGCAAGATACAATCATCTAACGTCCGTGGCCTATATATTTGAGGCCATACAATTTCATCTAGACTCTTCATTAATCTGGAGTCGTTGAATAGGTTTTTGTAGCAACAACCATAAAATCAAAATCTGGCTTACTCAAAGAAATAGTAGTCTTTGAAGAGGAAATTTTCATAGTATAGTCTCCAGCCTGAATTGCCCCCATTAAGTTGCATGGAAAAGCATAATCAAAGTTGGGAATCGTATCATCTTCTTTGATTGGAATTGAGAATGTATTACCGTTCTCATTTTCAGGATCGTGACACAAAAACTGTAAGCTTCCATTTTCACATTTTACTGATACAAACGGAGCGTTAACGCCGCGCATTGCCTTCAACATATGCTGGAATAGTGTTGCTGAAATGTCAACCTCTGCTATAGGGTCTTGGAAAAACATATCTTCATATTCTCTCCAACTATACTTAGGCTTAGAATCTAACAATTCTGTAGGACTCATCAGAAAGCGAGATTTACTAGAACCATCCTTAAATACGAAGTGATGTTCTTTGAAATCAATATCTAATTCTTCGCGATCAAATAATGAAATTAAATTTTGGAATTGTTTAGTGTCAGAAATGCCTGCACTATTGGGGATTGAAATATCTAATTTTGCTTGGCAAACCAATCCAGCTAATTTAAGCTTGGGACTACCTTTAATGAGAATTGTATTACCTGATTCTAAAATTAAATTTTCTGTTATATCGGTTACCTGCTTAATTGCAGCGAGAAACTTTTCGGTTACTATCATAATCTACCAGTCTGTTATTATTGTTTTAAAATTTTGGTATCCTTGAGCAGACACATCCTTAATTGTTTTATCGATATGGTATCCCCTACCTTCACCGCTATCCATGAATGATACCACTAAATCAAGGTTATCGTCAAGTAGTTTCGTACCTTTTCTGGAATAAAGTCTTTTATATTTACTATCTTCCACAACAGGAACAAATTCAAACTCGCCTAAACTATGCTTTTCTAACCATTGACTCTTATCATCTATTACCATTCTAATACGAGAATGAGCACCAACATAAGAAAGGAATTTTATCTCAAAATCAGGATTTGGCATTTCCTGCAAATATTCCTTAAGATAAAATAATGTAGGAAGAGGTTTTAAATTACGAAAAAACCCTTGGTCATATTCTTTATTGACAATATTTTTTTGGAACTCTTCCTCTACTGTAAATGTCGTTTCATCATAACCAAGTTCTAGGATATGGCCTTCAAAATCAGCGAGTACCCCATCAAGGTCTAAGAACAAAATTTTATTATTCATAAGTATAAGTAAAAAAAAGTAAAATATGTTTATAGAAAATAAATATTATAATTGGTATAAACAACTAATGAATTCTAGAAAGCTTATACAGCGAAATAAATCAAAATTAAATTATTATGAATTACATCACATAATACCTAAGTCTTTAGGTGGTTCTGATGATATTGGGTTTGATTTTATACCAAGCACGAGCTATTAGTAATCTTCAAACCAACTTACCGTTACCGAAGGTTCTACTAAGAAAGGCCAATCCACCAAATATTCGTGGTAGGTATCTTCATCGGGGAAAGTTATTTTTATATCATTGCCATTAAGATATGAGTTACACGAATTATTTAAAACTACTAAGGCTTCATAACCTTCTTCTTCAGATACCATTTCATAGGTAATATTATATTCATCCAATATGTATTCACTCATCGGTCTTCTCTAATTATTTTTAATCCTTGTATTTTAGTAATATCTTCTATGAAAGCTGAATTCCATAAAATTTTAACGGTACCGTCTGGTAACATATCCATGTTAAATATGATGTCACCATTGGGTAAATTTAATTGTATGGCCTTAGATATTTCGAAACGTTTACCATTCCCTTCAATTTCTATGAACCTTTTTACACTATCTTTCTTCATGTTCGGTAAATCCTGAAACCTTATGCACTCTTATTGATCGACTAACTCTTTCTTCAGAGCGCATATCATGGTTATGAGAAATAACTTGAATATTTGAACCACGCATAGCTTCTTCTACCATAATTGTAAGTAGTGCATTTAAGCCTGTCTCATCCAATGAATTATCACCAATCTCATCAAATACCAGCAAATTAGTAGATGTAGAATTTTTTAACTTACTAACATCCCTAAATGCAAATAGTAAACATAAGTCTACACGCATTTTTTGTCCATCAGATAACCCATTGTAGGTTATTGGATCACGGCCTTGAGATTTTATGGTTTCTGTAAATGTCTCATCAAATACAAAATTAGCATCGAATTCTAAAATATCCAAATATTTAGATATGATACCATTAATCACAGGTAAGTATGTTTTCACAATCGAAGACTTAATACCGTTAGTATTTAATATCTCTTGGATAAACGAATATTCTTCAATAGTGCCTGTTACAGTATTATACTCTGAATTAAGGCCTGTTACCTCTTTGGTCAATTTTTCAACCTTATCTAAAGAAGGTGAAATGTCAATCACTTCAGAATTTTCCAAACGTTCGATATCAACTATAATAGAATTTATCCGCTGGGTGATGTTCTTTTCATTTAAAGTTAACTCCTGCAAAGCCTGTTGCTTCTTTGAATATTTAGAAATATTTTCGTCTGCTTGACTTAACAATTCACTTATCGCATTCTTTTTACTATCAAAGTCTGAGTTTTTACTAGTTAACTCATCTACTTTATCTTTACGAAATGATTCAGTAATTTCCTGCTTACATGTAGGACATTCTAAATTACCAGTAAAAAATCCTAGTTGATCATGAACGGCATCTTGTCGAAATTTAATATTATTATTTGCAGATAATAGTTCATCGCGGCGAGCGCGTTTATCTCTTAGACTATTAGGATCAAAATCTATTTCCGCAAGTTTATCAAGAGTATCTTGTTTTTGCTCCTGTAAAGTAGTCAACTGTTCTTTTAGCTGGCTTATCTGATCGCTATTAGTGTTTGAAACCCTTTCGTTATTTTTTTGTAGTTGTAAAATATGTTCGTTAGTAGTTTGTATAGTATTATTAATCAGTTCTATTGAATGACCAATTTCTATCAATTTTCGCTTTGCATCTTTATTTCTATCAGAAATAACTTTCTGCATAGTAGAAAAAACTTCAATATCTAACAAATCTTCAATGATCGCATCACGCTTGCCTTTAGGTAAGCGCATATAAGGTACATAGCTCGATGATCCTAGAACAACTATTTGACGAAATGTCTCTGGTGACATTTTTAAAATAGTGTATTCTAATTCCTTTTGAAAATCTAAATTCGAAGCCTCTTTATCTAATGGCTCGCCATTTTCATATATGTTGAATACCTTCGGCTTTATACCACGCTCAATTTTAAATTTTTTCTTGCCTATAGAAAAATCTAAAGTTACAAGAAGACCTTTTTTATTAACATTATTAACTAAGTCTCCTACATTAATCTTTCTAAACGGCTTGCCATATAAAACATAATTCAAGGCTTCAATATTAGTCGATTTTCCTTCTCCATTCGCACCATAAAATAATGTAATCGGATGGCTATCAAGGGTAATAGACACAGGGTTATT